GTACAATCTTTACGAACTTGCCAATTTTTACGATAGCAACTTTGCAAACCATGCCGCAATTGACGCAAAAGTTTCAAACACAGTAGGTCTTGGGTACAGGTTTGAAACGGCAAAAGACGTTATCCTTCGAATGGAAGACATGGACGTTGAGAGTGCTAGACTAAAGGCTAAAAAAAGAATAGAGCGTAGCAAGGGTGACGCTATTGAGTGGTTAGAAAGCCTAAATGACGACGACAGCTTTATTACTACCATGGAGAAAGTTGATTTAGACTTAGAGTCAACTGGAAATGCCTATCTAGAAATAGGAAGGTCTGTAACGGGTGAAATTGGATATGTTGGACACATTCCTGCAACAACCATGAGGGTCAGAAGACTAAAGGATGGGTTTACTCAAATAATCAGCGGCAAGGTTGTTTATTTCCGCAACTTTAACGCAACAAATCAAAATCCAATCACTGATGATCCAAGACCAAACGAGGTTATTCACTTTAAATCATACTCACCCCTAAATACATTTTACGGGGTTCCTGATATTATATCTGCTTACTTGTCACTTAAGGGAGACCAGTTGGCCTCACAGTACAATATTGATTACTTTGAAAACAAAGCTGTTCCAAGATATATTGTCGTCGTAAAGGGGGCAAGGTTAGATTCAGAATCAGAAGACAGATTGTTTAGATTCTTGCAGACTGGGCTAAAGGGGCAAAATCATAGAACCTTGTATGTTCCTCTTCCAGCAGATCAGGAGGGAAACAAGATAGACTTCACAATGATTCCCGTAGAGGCAAATGTTCAAGAAGCATCGTTTGACGCATACCGCGAAAAGAACCGGAACGACATCCTTATGGCTCACCAAGTACCACTCTCTAAGCTTGGAGGGGTTGATTCTGGAGGATTAGCAGCAGCAATGTCCCAGGATCGTACATTTAAGGAACAGGTGACGAGACCAGCACAGAGATATATTGAAAAGATAGTCTCCAAAATCATTAAGACTAAGACAGATCTCATTGACCTTAAGTTTAACGAGCTGACTCTTACCGACGAAGTGGCTCAATCTCAAATACTCGAAAGGTTTGTTAAGTCTCAAATACTTCTTCCAGACGAGGCAAGAGAGAAAATTGACATGCCAACAAGATCAGATGGCAAGGGCGGAACACCACTAGAGCTTTCTGCAAGGCAGGGAATAGACGCAAGAGCAAACGCTTCTCAGAATAGGCAGAGAGACTCTGAAAGAACAAACAACAATTCTGACAGCGTAGCAACGACTACGGGAAGAAATGCTCAGGGTGAAGGCAGAAAGGTATAATTGTAACAGTTTTATAAAATGCTGTTATAATATAAACAATATGAATAAAAGTTATGTGAATGTTTGTTCTGCCACCCCAAAAGGTGTTTACGGTCAAACACTCTCGCTAAGTTCACATATATGTTCAGGAAAAGATGTGCTGTCTTATGTCTAGAATAAACAAGGCAAGTTTTAATCTTGATAATAAAGAGCTAAAGATGTCAATGCCATTTTCAAAGATAGACATAGAAAAAAGAACGGTATCCGGTTGGGCCACGACAGACTCTGTAGACCATCAAGACGATATAGTAACGGCAGAAGCGTCTATCTCAGCATTTACTAATTTTAGAAACAACATCAGGGAAATGCATGATGAGAAAAAAGCTGTGGGAAAGCTTATTTCATTTAAGCAGGATACCTTTTATGACCCAGACACAAACAAGTCTTATAGCGGTATCTTTGTCTCTACATATGTCAGCAAGGGGGCTCAGGACACATGGGAAAAGGTCCTGGACGGAACCCTTACAGGATTTTCAATCGGAGGAAGCGTAAAAGACTATGAAGACACCTACGACGACGATCTGGGTAAGTCGATAAGGATAATCAAAGAGTATGATCTTTTTGAGCTTTCACTAGTGGACAATCCTGCCAATCAATACGCAAACGTGATTAGTATTGAAAAAGGTCATACAGGGGGGTATCTTTCTAAGGCCCTCATCGAAAACGTATTTTGGTGTAATGATGATAACGTAGTTCAATTAAGTTCTGACAGTTTATCAAGTTGCCCTAGATGCGACAAGGGTATGAGCAACATTGGTTTCGTTGAGACTAATGATGCACAAAAGACAGAAGTAGTAAAGTCTATTCTTTCTACTGTCAAAAATGATGCAAAGGAGGTAAGCAAAATGAATAACGATGAAATTAAAACAGAAGATGCAGAAGAAGCAGCAGCAGAAGTTGTTGTGGAAAAATCTATTGAATCAGAAGTAGAAGAGTCCCATGAATCTGAAGTTGAAAAATCAATAGTTGAGGATGAGGTGCCTGAAGAGGACACTGAAAAGGTCTCAGAGGAAATGGAAAAGAATTCTACTGACGAGGAAGAAGAAGTGAGTTCTGAAGAAGGCGATGACGATAAGTTGGAGCCAACAAAGGCACTTGTTGATGAAATCCACTCTACATTCAACCTGCTTGCTGACACGATCAAGTCTCTTAATGAGAAGGTAGAAGAACTCAATAAGACAGTAACTGGTGTCAGAAGTGATGTTGAATCAGTAAAAAATGATTTTGGAAAGCGAGTAGATGCAGTAGAAAAAGATACTGCTTTCCGCAAGTCTGGCGACCTTGGAGAGGTCGTGCAGGAGCCAATTTTTGAAAAGGCTCAGAAAGCCCTATGGGGCGGTCGTTTCCTCACGAAGTCCGACCTATTTAACTAAAAATAAAAGAAATAATGGAGGTGAAAAACAATGTCAGAAGAAAATGAAGACACTACAATCGAAAAGAATCAACCAAGCGGATCTGGTCAATATGGACACGACAACCCCGGTCTTTACCAGGGTCAAGGTTCAGTAGCATCGGGTGGAATTGGAGGAGTAACTGATCCAGCAGCAGGTGCAGTGGGAAATATCCCCCTCGCTAGCTATGGAGTAACTACAGGTCCCAACGCCGTAAACCCAACAGGAGTCGCTGGTGGAATTCTTAACCCAGAACAAGCTAATCGATTTATTGATTACGTCTGGGACGCAACAGTTCTTGCCAAGGATGGCCGCAGGGTCACAATGAGAGCCAATACGATGGAAATCGAAAAGGTTAACGTTGGAGAGCGCGTAATTCGCGCAGCATCTCAGGCATTGGGAACGTACACTAACGCTGGAGCAACTTTCACAAAGGTTGAGCTAACGACAAAGAAGATCCGTCTGGATTGGGAAGTTTCAACAGAGTCACTGGAAGATAATATCGAAGGTGGAGCTCTTGAAGATCATCTAGTTCGAATGATGACAAGTGCTTTTGCAAACGACATCGAAGACTTGGCAATTAATGGTGACGGTGGTGCAGACCCATTCCTAGGAATTATGGATGGATTTGTAAACCAGGTTACTACAAGTGGAGATGCTCATGAGGCAGTAATTTCTGTCGCAGCTAATGCATGGACCCCAGAGAAAATGCAGCAAATCATTTATGCTTTGCCGCGTAAGTATCGTGCAGTTAAGAGCAATCTTAAGTTCTATGCAGGTACAGACTCGTTCGCAGGAATCGTTGCAAACAACGGAACTCTAGCTGATGCAATCGCAGCAGCATTTGATCCAAGAGTTGCTGGTACCCCTGCTCGCCGTGATGACTACCTAAGCGGAGTAGGACAGACTGTTGGTAACGCTGGCGTTACCCGCGTTCTCGGTATCGATGTCATGGAAGTTCCTTACTACCCTGTTGATTATGTCGATTTGACATTCCCACAGAACCGTGTATGGGGATTCCAAAGAGATATCACAGTAAACCGTGAATACAAGGCTAAAAAAGACACAATCGAATACACAGTATTCGTTCGTCTTGGTATTACATGGGAAGAGCTTGATGCAGTAGCATTCGCTGATGCTCAAGGAGACGTTTCGTCTTAATCTAACCACAATAATAAATGCAGGGGGGTGGCTAACGCCACCTCCTTTTGCATTTAATATGCTATAGTAGTTCTAAATAACGTATTGTCGCAACTGGACTCTGATATAATTGGGTTAAGGAAAGGTGTAAAAAATGTCGGAATTTAATAAAATGACTGTTGTTGAACTTAAAAGCTATGCCAAAGAAAATGGTATTGATCTTAGTGGAGCAAAAACAAAAACAAAAATTGTTTCAGCCCTACTTGGAGTTGATGCTCAAATGAGTGTGATCGGATCAGATAAAGTCAATCCAAATAGAGAACCTCCAAAGTCTGCCAGCAAGACAGATGAAAGTGGAATTATTTCCACTGCAACGGCAGACAACTTTAAAGATAAAGTGTTTAATCCAGAATCAACCACGCCAAAACCAGGGGATGAAGATACTGCAATTCACTCAGATAAGAATATGAATTGGCAGGGAATTGGTAGAATTTCTAAAGGATATAACATTGTAAAAAAGGAGGCAGCCGAAATGTGGCTAACCCGAAAGGGAATTAGAAAAGCAGATCCCGAAGAATTAGCAACGCATTACGGCATGTAAGCCATGGATCTACTACGTCAAACACCATTTATTTTTTCATTAAGCTATAAAGAGCTCAGTGCTTCAACAAATTATATGCTAGAGATATATAGCGGTTATGGTGAAACCCTTTACTCTAGCGTGATTGCTTCTAGCGCAAGCGGGGTAATTTCCTATACGCTGCCAGCAGCATTTCAAAAATATGACGCGACATATCCACTGTACATCTACACAATAGACGCAGAGGGGTTGGCAGACGAAACGGTAGTAATAGATACACTTTACGTTTATAGGCCATACATCAACCCCATAACCCTTGCTGAGGGCACAGACTGTGACACAGCAGAATATGCTGAATTAGAAAAAACAGCAAGGTTCATTATTGACACACTTGTTGGTGGATTCTACTACGAGCTGGGGCCAGTTGAGATATCAGGTCTTGGAGCAGACTATCTTCCTCTGCCAAAAAGAGCAAATAGGGTAAACTATGTTTATCAGAACAACGTTAAGATATATGACAGACTGACCCCAATTACTGGACAGTATACCTATCTTCTTAGTCCAGACAAAACAGCTTTGACTGTCAGCATAACTGGTGAGTACAACAAAGCAGTCTCTAAACCTGTCAGCCTACCCGTCGCACCCTCAGACTCCTTTATGCTTTATGGAGACAACTACGACCAGGTTTTAGCACTAACCGAACTTAGAGGAAGTTCATTTTTTAGTAAAGGGGTTAACTATACCATTTACGGAGAATGGGGGTACGCAGTTGTCCCACAAGAAATAAAAGAGGCAGCTAGGCTTCTTATTGATGACATTAAGTGTGGGAGACTTGATTAT